GGTTCTGTTGTAGGTGGCGCTGGCTGGGGGCTTGAAGAGCCAACCCCATCAACTGGCAATACAGGTAATGCTGATGACAAGAATGCAATTCCAGAAATTGATATCAAAGTAGATAGCATTGCTATTACAGCAGTGACCAAAAAGCTGAAAGCTAAATGGTCCCCAGAATTGGGCCAAGACCTTAATGCTTACCACAACTTGGATGCAGAGGTTGAGTTGACATCGATCCTTTCTGAGCAAATTGCTCTTGAAATTGATCGTGAGATCCTTAATGATCTTGTCAAAGGCGCAACTGCTGGTACCTATTACTGGTCGCGTTCTCCCGGCTTGTTTGTTGATAAGAGCAGCGGCTCTGAATTGGGTGCTGCTTCTGCTGCTCCTGACTTCACCGGAACTGTTAGCGAATGGTATGAGACTCTTGTTGAAACCATTAATGACATTTCTGCTCAAATCCACAGAAAGACCCTTCGTGGCGGTGCAAACTTTATTGTTGTATCTCCTGAAGTTGCCAACATTCTTGAGTTTACTTCTGGCTTCCGAGCTAAAGTTTCTCATGAAGATGCAAAAGGTCAAGTCGGTGCTGTCAATGTCGGCTCTATTTCCAAGAAATGGGATGTCTATGTAGATCCTTACTTCTTGCGAAATGTTATCCTTGTTGGTCGCAAAGGAAATTCTTTCCTTGAAAGTGGCTACGTATACGCACCTTATGTGCCTCTACAAACCACTCCTACGATCTTCGGTACTGAAGACTTCGTACCACGTAAAGGAGTCATGACTCGTTACGGTAAGAAAATGGTACGTCCTGATATGTACGGTCTGGTTGTCGTTCGCGGTCTTCTTGGTGAGGAAGGTTCTAGCTAATCTTAGATTCGCTAATCACACAAAAGCCCCCTTGTCTTCGGACTTGGGGGTTTCTTATTTTTGGAGACTATTTATATACGACTAGGTTTTATTCTCCTTGGGCGAGGCCACTGCCCTAGAAAGATTCTATACCGAGGTGGCTGGTATGGATTCATTGATTAAAATCAAGTTATTGCAATAATATAATTTAAAAGGAGAAAATATTATGGGAAATAGAAGAATGGGGGCACAACGTCTTGCCTCACTTATGAAAAGAGGAGCAGCAGGTCTTGATACTAGTTATCAAGCAGGTAATGGTATAAAAAATGCTATTGTATCACACAAAATGTTTAAATTTGGCGGAATTATTGAAACACAAATTCTTGTTGATTTACAAGGGAAATCTGGAATCTCTATTTTCAGCGCCACCGGTGATGATACTTACATCGGAGAGGCTACCGCAGCAGATGGAACAGGTGCAGTTGAAGGCGTTCATTTGTTAAAATATGAAAACGATGTGCATGGAGATCTTTACGAGTATGAAGTTATCGTTGTTGAACTTCCCCAAGGCGGAGCCGACGATCTTAAACTTTCGTTTGATACCTATGTGGCAGCACACAAACAAGCAACGTCACAAGCTAATGTCCAACTCTCTATTGTAGATCAAACCAATGCTTGGCAAGCTGGTGATAGACACATTGTTCCAATCATGGATGAGGATCTTGACCATGCCAGTCCACACACGACCCCCCTTGCTGCATTGACAGATGTTGACGGTGATGGATTATATCTTAGTACTGGTGAAAGTGGTACTGCCGCAGCGTATACTGATGGCAAGCTTTTGATTATCCTTCGCGGATATGATACTCAATGGGGATTCTAGAAAAATAATTTATATTTTCTAATAGACAAACCTCCTTCCTTTTTTGGTTGGGGGTTTTTTATTAAATCATAGACTATTTATACAAAACAGGAGTTATATATGCTAGCATCTCAAATATCCAGAATTATTCAGATTCGCCGCCGCAACAAGTTAAAAAAACAAGCTGAAGCAGCCGAAAAACAAAGGCTCATTGATGAAGCATTAAAAGCTGCCCAACAAGCCAAAAAAGCAAAAGCAGCGCCAAAAAAGAAGGCAGCGCCAAAACGAAAAGTTAAAAAAGTAGAGGAATAAAGTGGGAATCAAAAAAAGAACGATGTTCAACCCAAAGTTTAAAAACTCTAGACCGGAGAGATGGGCAATGGGAGAACGCATGCGAAATAGGTCCAATTCAAATTCAATAGAGTTGAACACAAGAATGGAAGAAATGGATGAGATTGTCGACAACACACCCACAAATGAAATCACAGATGAACAGATCGAAGAGATGACAAGAACGGTTGAACTAATGATTGAAGAGGTTCAAGCGCAAAAAGAAGAGTCAGAAGAAGTTAAAGTTAATTATAAAAAGCTTAAAAAAGCAGAGCTTCTAGAAATGGCAAAAGACAAAGGCTGCAACGTTACATCCAAAAATACCAAGGCACAAATCATTGCAGCGCTTGAAAAACAATCCGCATAATGATTTGAAGACTATTTATTCATGAACGGAGGGTTTATGAATGTCATTTCCAACTTTAACGCCGGCCTCAAGCGCCAGCGCTATTGTATTGCCAGTAACGGGAACACACGCTGATGTAGAATCAGCTTTGTCATATGGTATCTACTCTGCCACGGAAATGGGTGGATCTGACTTCCTTTCCGGGGCTGTTGATCAAGTAGCATACACATATAAAAGATTGGGTGGAGATGTTTTAGACATCGAAGTCACAGCAGACAACGTATACGCAGATTACGAAATGGCTGTTTTAGAATATTCTTATATTATTAACACTCACCAAGCCAAGAACATCTTGGGAGATATCCTTGGCACCACAACAGGTACATTTGACCATGATGGAGCGCTTAAATCCGGCTCATTATCGTCTTCTTTGGATGGCAAGGCAGGTGTAGCTCTTAGATATCCAAAGTTCGAATTTGCCTATGCTAGGCGCATGGGAGAGGGCATGGGATTTGAAGCAGGAGTTGGCGGCAACAACACCGTATATTCAGCTTCTTTCGCGACAGTTGCAGATCAGCAGGATTATGATCTGCAAGCGATACTTGTCACAGCATCGGATGGTGGCACAGATCCAGCCACAGGCGACACTCCAGACTTTGCCGGTTTAATCGGCACCAGCACGTCAAATACAAAGGTTAACATAAGAAAAGTATATTATAAGACCCCCAACTCAATGTGGCGATTTTACGGGTATTATGGCGGTTTAAATACAGTTGGAAACTTGTCAAATTATGGCCAATGGGCGGACGATTCAACATTTGAAGTTATTCCGACATGGATGAACAAAGCACAAGCCATGGCCTTTGAAGATGCAATATGGACAAGAAATTCTCACTTCTCATACGAATTGAGAAATAATAAATTAAGAATCTTCCCAAACCCAACTAGCGTTACAGCCAAATACATCTGGTTCGAATTCACAATCCCAACAGATCCTTACTTAACGGGAAGCACCGGCACAGATCATGGCATAATGGGCGTCAATAACATGAATACAGCGCCATTTGAAAATATCCCTTATAAAAATATTAACTCAATTGGTAAACAATGGATTAGAAGGTTTGCATTAGCTTTAACCATGGAGACATTGGGTCAAGTGCGATCAAAGTTTGGCAATACAATCCCAATTCCGGGTGAATCTGTCAGCTTGAACGGCTCAGACTTGCTAAGCTCTGCAAAAGAAATGCAAGAAAAATTAAGAACAGAGTTGAAAGAGCTATTAGATCAGCTAACATACGAGAAGATGGCAGAGTCAGACAGGAATGAAGTTGAGCATGTTAACACAGTTCAAAAATATATTCCAATGAAGATATACGTGGGGTAATGTAGATGTCAAAAGATAACAAATGGAAACAACCAGCGCAACCCCCACCGCCATTATTCACTGGCCAGAAGGAAAGGGATCTTGTAAAACAGGTAAACGACGAGCTAATAGAGAGAGTCGTTGGCCAGACGATTCTGTATTACCCAATTGACTATAATTCCACCAACTTTCACCCTCTATATGGCGAGGCAGTGCGAAAAAATTTTCTCCCACCAATTCGAGTTTTAGCTTTAATTGAATGGGAAGGTCTTCAGTCGAATTATATGGATAAATTTGGTATTGATAAGGTTTCTGGTATCACAATACACTTTCACAAAAGAAGACTGACAGAAGATCAAGATTTGTTTGTTCGCGAAGGAGATTTTGTTCTTTATGGTGATTTAATATATGAAATTATGTCGCTGAACGAGCCAAAACGTCTTTTTGGTCAAATTGAACATAAAATGGAAATATCAGCAAAATGCGTAAGATCTAGAGAGGGGCTTTTCGATGCCGAGTAAAGAAACACCAATACATTTTAATCCTTCAACATTGGAAAACATAGATATGTCGATGTACGAATATGTCGATGAATTATTAAACCTGCACACCGAGACAAACAAGGGATTTACAAAAGTGCCCGTGATTTGGGTCGGCGCCGAAAGATCAAATCAAATTAAAAAAGATGTCAGCCTCAGAAACAAGGATGGCCTTCTCAATTTACCTCTAATAGCCATTGAAAGGTCGTCTGTTACAAAAGACCCGGGCAAGAAAGGCATCGTCCCCGGCAATATACCAGATGCAGCCACTAGTGGCATGATTCCAGCTTTTAAGATCATAAACGACGATAAAACGCGCGTTTTTAGACGCGCTAAGAACATCAAATATGCTGGAGCGGAGCACAATGTTGGTGTTTCCCAGCAAGATCATCCAAATTTTAGAGAATCTAGAGTTGCTCCGGCCCCGATGTTTGACACTAGGCCGTCACACTTGAAAAAAGCCGATCAGTCGACAGTATATAAGACATATTATATGCCAATTCCTGTTTATATAACTGTTAAATACGAGATAACCGTGCAAACAGAATATCAGCAACAAATGAATGACCTTTTGGCTCCATGGATATCTGGTTTTACGGGAATTGGCAGAAATCATAGATATTTTGTTTTAAGAAGAGAAGGTCACATGTATGAAGCGTTTATTGATGGCAGCTTTTCTTTAGAAAACAACATATCAACTCTTCAAGAAGAAGAGAGAAAATTTGTTTCAAAAATATCAATTGAGGTTTTAGGATATCTTATCGGAAGCGACAAAAATGAGCATGCTAATGAGTATAAAGCATATGAAAATAGGGTTGATGTTAAGATCCCCGGAGAAAGAGTTATTGTTGGAGATATCCCGGATCATCAAAACAGAATTGGGACGAAGCCTTTTTATAAGGAATAATTCTTTTCATAGTAGAGCCAACTATTTATATTGAAACATATTTATTTATTTAGCTATTGAAATATAGAATATAGGAGAACATACGATATGCCCAAAATTGGAGTTGATAAGTTTAAATTTGTATCCCCCGGTGTATACCTCGCGGAGATCGATCAATCAGTTAGAAGAGGCCCCGGAGCGGAAGCAGGCCCAGTAGTTATTGGAAGGTTTGAAAAAGGCCCAACAATGGTGCCCACCAAAGTTAATAACTTGAATGAATTAATCGAAGTGTTTGGTCGTCCAATTCCGGGTAGAGAAGGTGGTGATGTTTCTCGATATGGAAACCGCACTGCTCCTTCGTATGCTGGATACGCGGCCATGGCATGGCTAAGAAACACAGATGGAATCACAATCGTGCGATTG